TGCACATTCTTTTTGTCGATAATTGATTTAAAAATCGAACGTAAGTGAGCCAATGTTATTCCTGTTCCATATAAGGCTTCTTTATTAGCTATAAAGTTGCCTGGTTCAAGAGTATCTTGGCCCCATTGGTCAGATCCAACTGAAATTTCAGTCAAGACCCCGGCAATGAGGATTGATTCTACTGATACAGAATCAGGGATATTCGAAACGAGTGAATCCGGATCAGAACCTCTATCAATATAAGATGTTATCATCATACCATCTCTAATTATTTTAGATTTGATTTGTGAAAATAATCTATAAGGTAGAGGAGAAATTTCTCCATCCGTGGTAAATAAGCGTTTTGCAAATTCACCACAAGGGGGAGTTTTCTCGTCCGGAATGTAGGATTTCTGTATAGAAATTTCTACACCAGTCTCTTTCATAAATTCTTGGTAACTATTAGCTACGCTCTCTTTAAAGATGATTACATCATCTCCGAGAACGAAGTAAGTAGACCCGGGAGTTATGCCATTAACGTACTCACAATATCTAAGAATACAATGGTGAGTCACAGTAAAGATAGCCCATGAGGAATTTAATCCCATAGGTTGTCCAGTACCGTAACTAACCATCTTATTCTTATTATTAATTGTGACTTTAAATCTTCTTTCTTTCACCAAAACATTTAGTAAATGTTGAGTTACCTCTTCTCCGAAAAGGTATTCAGCAACTACTTTTGTTATATCTACAGGTAATCTATCTGTAGCAGATGAAAGATCGAAGCATCAACTTTTATTTCCACCTTTAATCCTTGACCTTATTTCTTTACTGGCCTTAAACTGATTATAAGTACAATCTCCTTTTAATTTTGAAAGTAGATTGAATAAATAATTAGCAAAAGGTTTGAGTGCTCTTTGCGAAAAGTAATCTCCTATTGCTACTACTCTGGTTTTTCCATAGTAGTCTGCTATAGGTGATAATCTAGACGTGTGAGATACTCTAAGTTTTGTCATTTTCTTAATTTGGTTTATTCATTCCAAATTATTCTGTCTTATTTTTGATAAACTAATTGGATATTTACTTTTATCCAAATAATTCTCAATTCATAAGATAGAATCTAACAACTTTTTATTTTCCTCTTTTTCCAGAGCTATCTGGTCAAATGGGATAGAAAGAATTGCTGGATGAAAATTGACTCCACTTTTTAAAGAAAATACCGGTTCCAAGGCACGTAGTTCCTCTTGGATATTTTTATCCCTTGGAAATTCTATTCTATACAATATCGCCTTAAATCTTTCTGGAATGAATCAACGGTTATTAAGTTTAGCCGGTGGTTCAAGTATTCCTGTTAGATTTATACGATGGTGTAAGTTTAGGTTACGCGCTTTGGAGGTCATGGTGAGCAGACACTGTCTTACAGTGACCGGGTGGGCTTGGGCCTCGGTGACCACGTTTGAAATTCAGGACAAGGATCTTTTGGATCTCTTACTCCTTAAATCCGAACATAACATTTCACAATTTCTTCCTGTCATTAGACAGTGAGATATTGTCTTATGCACGTCTACGAGGCAATCAACCTTCGCTCTTCTCGAACTCTTTGGGCACATCCAGATTATGTCTAGATGCCGTCCAAAGTTTTTGATTAGACGAATGGAAGAACCAGGCAAATTTAGGATATTTAAATAAAAATTTAATTCCTTTGAACAAGGTGAGAAATTTTTCGATTTCTCATCTTTTCATGGAAGTTTTAAAGACTTTGGAATATTAGGGAACTCGTTTTTCGAGAGATGTTTCTTCTTTAAAGGCTTTAAGCCAGAAACATCGGTATGTCCAGTTTTTAGGGACATACTTCTCTTGACCTTATTGTTAAGGTTTTTAATCAATATAGAGTAATTAAAAGAACTTTGTATTGATAAAAGGGAGAAATGACTGG